AAGAGATCAGTTTGCAAGTGCTACACAACAAAGCAATCAAGTATTATCTATGTCTAATGATAATGTTGGTGGTACCACCATGTCTATTACACCATTGCCAACATTTGATAATTCAGCATCTATAGCAATAGCAGACGTACAAGTTCAAAGTGTGCAAGGTGAAATAGATACAGCTATGTCAGGTGTAATGACCGCATCAGAAGCAGATCAAATAGCAGATCAAATTATTGCTGCAAATATTGAAGCACAACAAGAAGAAATAGAGCAACAACAACAAGAAACTGGTGAATATGCTGATGAATCTAAATTAATTGCATTAATTGGTTATGTACCTGCTTTTAATAATTATACGCAAGTAACAGTTCCTGATTCTCAAGATTGGTATAGTAGCTCTGATATATACACTTCTGCTACACTAAATGATAATACTAGTGCTTTTTATGGACTGGTAAATGATAATTTAAAAGGATTAGGTCAAATGATTGATGAACAACCTAATATGTGGAGATAATAATGAATTGGTTTGAAAATAAAACAACACAATTAATTGCTCTTGTTGGTATAGTTGGAACACTTGCTGGATTTGGCTATCAAGGAGCAGAGTATGTTAATAGATTAGAAAATCTTGAAGCTGCTGTTGGTGGTATATCAGATACTGAAAATGCCCAAAAAGTTATAGAAGAACGCTTTGCATCTATAGAAACATCTGTTCAGTTTTTAGAAAAAGAAATAGATAATATTGAAGTTCCTAATATTACAGAAATAAAAACAGATATTGCTACTATTAAAGCTGATCTACAAAGTTTAGAAAAAGATTTAAGCAAGTTAGAAAGCAAAGACGATAACCCATTAAACGGATGATGCGATATATATTAGGAATCATAATTCTTACAGGTTGTTCTATGTCTACGACTACAAAAGAATGGAGTGATTCTTATGATCCTGCACAATGGCGTGATAGATATGAAATTTGTAAAAATTTTATAAATACAGAGTTATGGATAGAATGTATGGGAGATTTTAGTTAGGAGAACTTATGCTAAAAGGAATGTTAAAAAATGTAGTTGGATCAATAGCACCAAGTTTAGGTTCTGCTGTTGGTGGTCCATTAGGAGGCATGGCTACTAAAATAATTTGTGAAACGTTAGGTTGTAAATCTGATGCGAAATCTATTGAATCTGCTATTAATAATGCTAGTCCTGAACAATTATTACAGTTAAAACAAGCAGAAAAAGATTTTGAAATTCGCATGAAAGAATTAGATGTGGATGTATTTAAGCTAGAAACTGAAGATAAACAAGATGCTAGAGGTAAGTTTAGCAAAGATTGGACAGCTAGAATTATGGGTATTGCTACTGTAGGTGGATTTTTAGGATATATATTTTTAGTTACCTTACAACCACCAGAACAAAATAGCGAAGCATTAATAAATTTAGTTCTTGGATATTTAGGAGGATTAGCAAGTGCGGTTATTTCATTCTATTTTGGAGCATCTAACTCAAACAAAGGAGACTAAAATGCAAATATCAAATGAAGGTATATCATTAATTAAAAAATTTGAAGGTTGTAAGTTAGAAGCATACTATGATGCTGTAGATGTTTTAACGATTGCTTATGGTAGAACTAAAAATGTGCAAGCTGGTGATACTTGTACGCAAGAACAAGCTGATGCTTGGCTTGAAGAAGAGTTACATGAGTATGGTGGATATGTAAATGATGCAGTAGAAGTTGATCTAGAACAAAATCAATTCGATGCTTTAGTTGCATGGACATATAATTTAGGACCTACAAACTTAAATTCGAGCACTATGTTAAAAAAAATTAATGAAAAAGATTGGGAAGAAGTACCTAATCAAATTAAGCGTTGGAATAAAGCAGGCGGTAAAGTATTAGAAGGTTTAGTAAGACGCAGAGAAGCAGAGGCACTTTTATTTCAAGGTAAAGACTGGACAGAGGTATAAAATGCCATTTTCTAAATTTGTATTTAAACCAGGCATAAATAAAGAAGGAACAAACTATTCTAATGAGGGTGGTTGGTTTGATGCAGACAAAGTTAGATTTAGAAAAGGTAGACCTGAAAGAATAGGTGGTTGGGAAAAAAATTCTGGTAATACATTTATAGGTACTTGCAGAAAAATACATTCTTACAAAACTGCAAATCAAGCACAATATAATATTTTAGGAACACATAAAAAATTATATGTGCAAGAAGGTACAATTTTTAATGATATTACTCCTATAAGATTAACAACTAGTGCAGGTGACGCAACTTTTTCTGCATCAAATGGTGATGCAACTATAACAGTAACTGAAAATGGACATGGTGCAGTACAAGGAGATTTTGTTACTTTTACTGATGCTGTAAGTTTAGGTGGAAATATAACTGCTGCAATACTTAATCAAGAGTATGAAATAGCAACTATTGTTAATGCAAACTCTTATACCATAGAAGCAAAAGATTCTAGTGATAGTGAAATAACAGCTAATTCTTCTGATACTGGTAATGGTGGTTCTAGCACAGTTGCTGCATATCAATTAAATATTGGATTAGATGTTTATGTGCCTTATAGTGGATTTGGATCAGGAACATGGGGTGAAGGTACTTGGGGTCAATCTCCAGCTTTATCATTAACAAATCAACTTAGACTATGGAGCATAGATAATTTTGGTGATGATACTATTGCTGCTCCTAGAAATGGAACAATATATTATTGGGATGAATCTTCTGGAACTGGTACAAGAGCAGTAGCAGCAAGCAGTAGGGCTGGTGCGAGTAATGTTCCAACAGCAGTATTTCAAATAATGATGTCAGATATTGATCGTCATGTTATAGCATTTGGTTGTAATCCTGTAGGTTCTTCAACTATAGACCCATTATTAGTTCGTTTTTCTGATGCAGAAAGTGCAGTAGATTGGACACCTACAGCAACAAATTCAGCAGGTGGCGTACAGCTTTCTACAGGTTCTACAATAATAGCTGCTATGCAAACAAGACAAGAAATACTTATCTGGACAGATGCAGGTATAGTTTCAATGCGTTTTGTTGGAGCACCTTTTATATTTAGTTTTAATGAAGTAGCAACTGGTATGTCTTTAATATCACCTAATGCAATGGCAACAGGTGGTAATACAGTTTTCTTTATGGATAATGGAGCTTTTTATCAATATGCAGGTTCTGTTCAAAGATTACCATGTTCTGTATTAGATCATGTATTTAATGATTTTAACTATTCACAATCTTTTAAAGTTTTTGCTGCACCAATACCACAACATAATGAAATCATATGGTTTTATCCTAGTGCTAGTTCTACTGAAGTAGATAAATATGTTGCATATAATTATCTAGAACAATCATGGACAATAGGCACTACTAGTGATGGTTTTACTAGAACAGCTTGGAATCCAGCATATATACTTACTAATCCTATAGCTGCTGGTAAATTAGATACTACAGATAATAATTATTTATATAATCACGAAACAGGTCATAGTGCAGATGGTTCTTCATTTACTGCATTTATTGAATCTGCTGATTTTGATTTAGACCCTGATGGTGAAAAGTTTATGTTTATATCTAAACTTATACCAGACCTTGAATATAGAGGATCAGATGATACAGCTAATACTGTTAATTTTGTAATAAAAGGCAGAGATTATCCATTACAAAGTTTATCTACACTACAAACAGTTGCTGTAACTCCTAACTCTACATTTACAAATACTAGAGCAAGAAGCAGGCAAAGTGCTATCAGAATAGAAAATACAGCAGATAATTTTGGATGGCGATTAGGTGATTTAAGATTGGAACTTAGACAGGATGGAAAACGATAATGGCAGAAAAAACAACTATACCATTACCTATTGCTAATTCAGAATATGATGAAACAAATGAAGCAATTACAAGAAGAACTATTGAGCAAGCATTTCAAGATATTAATTCTGAAATAGGAACATTAAAAACAATGCAACAATCAGGTGTTAGTAAATCTATACGCAGACATCAATTTTTATTAATGGGTGTAAAACATGGCTGATAGTTTAAAAGTATTAGGACAGTTAGACCCAGCAGCTACCACAACAACTGTGCTTTATACAGTGCCTGATAAAACACAAACAACAATAAGTTCTATAGTTGCAGCTAATAGAACAGGCTCTGCAATAACATTTAGATTGAGTGTTCATGTAGCAGGAGCAGGTGCAGACGATAAACAATTTTTATTTTATGATAAATCTGTAGCAGCTAATGATTCATTTGCTATTGTTATTGGCATAACATTAAATCAAACAGATGTTTTAAAAGTTTATACAAGTGCAGTAGATATGAGTTTTAATGTATTTGGTTGCGAAACCTTAGAGGAAAGATAATATGAATTTAAAAGAACAAGTAGCAAATGTAGCAAGTAAAGGTCGTTATGGCGATTCTATGCTTTTGCACGTTAATCCAGCAGAAGTAAAAGGTTTAGCACAAGCTATGCCTATAACTGTAAATCCAGAAACAGGACAACCAGAAGCATTTTTACCTTTTCTTGCTCCTATTTTAGGATCAATGGCAGGTAGTGCTTTATTAGCTGGATCAGGTGGATTATTAGCTGGTAAAACACTATTAGCATCTGCTATAGGTTCTGGTCTTGCACAATATGCTGCTACAGGTGATCTTAAAAAAGGTTTATTAGCTGGTATAACT